CCCAACAAAAAAAACAGAGCCGCCGATTGTGCAGATTGGTATGAATATTTGGTAGCACTTGTATTTTAAACCAATCTGCATATTTTGTCAACAACATTTTGCAAATTGCAAGATGTTAAGGCAAGGATTTCATTTAAATATTGCGAAAGGTGGTGAAAGAGATGAACAAAATTAAGTATTATCGCGAAAAAAACAATGTGACTTTAGAGCAAGTGTCCAAAGCGACAGGCATTCCGATGAGCGTTGTTAATCGCGCGGAGCTTGGGCGAAATTCCCCGGTAGCCGAGCGGTGGAAAGCGTTGGCGGAATACTTCGGCGTATCGGTTGCGGAACTAAAAGGCGAAACATAGGAGATGAGATAACATGAAGAAATTTACATTGGAAGATTTGAACAAATTTGAGGTTGACGGAGACGGCTACGTTATATGCCCGAGCGGCGATTACAGCGAAATAAAAATATTCGAGTTCCGGTGCATTTTCGGTGACCGGTGCATTTTCAGTAAGCGAAGCCTTTTTGACAAGCATTGCAGGTTCGGCGATGATTGCTTTTTCGGCGAGTGGTGCTTTTTCGGTAAGTATTGCAAGTTCGGCGATGATTGCTTTTTCGATGATAATTGCAATTTCTGCACGGTTTGCAGGTTCTGCGATAATTGCAGGTTCAGCAATGATTGCACTTTCAGTAATAATTGCAGTTTCGGCGATGATTGCACTTTCGGCGATAATTGCAGGTTCGGCGATAATTGCAGGTTCGGCAATAATTGCAGGTTCGGCGATAATTGTGGTTTCAGCAAGAATTGCAAGATTACGCGGTTTTTCAATTTTACTTCTCTGCAAAAATTTGAAGGTTTCGGAAGTCAGAAACGTTGCACATATGTTTTCTACAACGACAACAACGGCGATGTGTTAATCCGTTGCGGTTGCTTTTGCGGCGATTTGAAAGAGTTTAAACACGCGGTGCATAAAAGACACGGCGGGACGAAGTTTGAAGATGAATATATGGACATTATTTATGTCATCAAGCGAACGCTTGAGCGACAAAAGAAAGGAGATTGACAATGTATTTATCGGCGGCGGAAATCAGGCATCATTACCCGGCAAATCTCAAGTGCGAGGACGTGGCAAAGCTATTAGACACGAGTGCAAGCACGGTAAGGGATTTAATTATAAGGGGCGATTTTCCGTTTGGTATCTCATACAAAGGCTACGGCGAAAACGGCAAATGGGGATTTTTTATTCCGACTGAACGTTTTCTCGCGTGGCTTGAGGGCGTGGATATGCGTAACGGCAATACGAAACGGACATCAGAGGTATAACAAGCTTATGGGGGCGAAAATGTGTATAGACACAGCAACAAGCAATGTAGGACTTGCAGGTACGGAATGTTGATTGCGAATATTCCCGGGTGCAACTACCTTGATATAGTAGGCACGATGCGGAAATGCGAAACGTATCCGACTTGCGAAAAATATGAACGCAAAATCAGGAGAAAAAAAGACAAAAAAAAGACCGCATCCTGTGGAACGAATGCAGTCTAAGTACATTGGATTGTATAAAAATAATGAATGTATATTCATTATACATTTCTTTGCGGTTTTTGTCAAGTATATTTGAAAAAATAGGAGGAAGAAATGAAAGAAATAATCATAAAAACGCTTAAAATCCGCAATTTCAAGGGCATACGATTGCTTGACGTGGATTTTGCGGCAGATGTTACAAGCATTTACGGAAGCAACGCCACAGGCAAAACCACGGTTGCGGATGCGTTTTTCTGGCTGTTGTTTGACAAGGACAGCGCAGGGCGCACGGATTTTACAATCAAGCCGCTTGCCGCGAACGGCGAGGTTGCAAACCACGGCGAAACAACGTCGGTTGAGGGTGCAATTGAGGTAGACGGCGTTGTTACGACATACAGAAAGACATTGCGTGAGAAATGGACACGCAGGCGCGGCAACGATGCGCAGGTTTACGACGGCAACGAAACGGAGCGGTTTATTGACGATCTACCGGTCAAGAAATACGATTACGACGCGGCAATTGCAAAAATCGTAAGCGAGGATATTTTCCGCGAAATAACATCAACGACATTTTTTTCGCAAACGCTGTCTCAGCTTGACCGCCGCAAAAGGCTGTTTGAGATGACAAGCGCAATCAGCGACGAGGAGCTTATCCAAAGCGCGGAAGAGTTTTCGGATCTGCTGCCGCTGATTGAAAAGCACAAAACGATTGACAATGTAAAGCTTATCAAGACGCGCGAAAGGAAAAGCCTCAATCAGATGCGCGACGACATACCGACAAGGATTGATGAGGCAATGCACCAGGCAGAAACGCTCGCGGCGATAGATTTTGCAGAGCTTGAAAGCAAGCAAGCCGCTGCGAAAATCGAGGTTGACAGGGCGCAGGAAAAGCTTATTGCAACCAAAAACTTTACTCAACCGACTGTTTTGCAAAACGAGCTTGCACAGCTTGAAAACGACTATAGGAGTTTGGAGCTTGAAAACCGCGAATATCGCGCGGCGCAAGCAGTGCCGATTGATACAAGGACACTCACGGCAGGCGTTACCGCCGAAAAACAGCGATTGCAATCGGTACGCAATGCCGTTGCTCGAACGGATGCCGAATTGCACAGGCTGCGCGAAGAGTTTGAAAAGCTATCATCAAAGCCGATAGAGGTTGACGACACCTGCCCTACCTGCGGCAGAAAATACGAGCCTCAACATATTGAGCAAGCGCAAAACGCAATCAGGCAACATCGCAATGCGCGGCTGGACGAAATCAATCAACGAGGAAAAGAGCTGAAAGCCTTGCTTGCCGACAGCAAATCGGAAGAAGCGGCAACGCTGGAGCGGCTTGAAACGGCAGAGGCGGAGCTTGAAGCGGCAACGAAATCGCGCACGGAAGTCAAGGACGCGCCGGGATATGAGGAAAAAGCCAATGAGCTTAAAGCGAAAATTGCCGAAAAGCAAGCCGAGATACAAAAACATACCGACGATTTTGCGGCGTTACTCTCGGAGGCTGAACATGAGCTTGCCGAAAAGAAACAAGCCGAAGCGGAAATCGCGGCAGAGCTGGCAAAGCGCGGAATAATCGCCGAATGCGAACGCCGAATAACGGAGCTTCGGGAGCAGGCGCAGAAAATATCGGCGGAGCTTGAAGAGGTTGACATGATATTAAACGACATTGACGACTTCGTGCGCTACAAGGTTGCGGCGATCGAGGACAGCATTAACGCGCTGTTTACAACCGTCAGCTTTAAACTGTTCAAAGAGCAGGTCAACGGTGCGCTCGCGGAATGTTGCGAAGCAACCGTCAACGGTGTTCCGTACAGCGACTTAAACTCGGCGGCAAAGATAAACGCAGGGATTGATATTATAAACGCAATATCCGACTTCTACGGCGTATGTGCGCCGATATTTATAGACAACGCCGAAAGCACGGTCAACCTTGCAGGTACGCGCTCACAGCTTATAAGATTGGTCGTATCGGCGGAAGATGAAAGGATAAGGGTGGCGTAAGATGAGTTTAAAAATCAAGAAGAAAAAAGCGGAAGCAAGCGTCAAGCCGGGTACTTATCTTGCAATATGTGTTGTGGTCGCGGATTTGGGCGAACAGTACAACGCGAAATTTGATAAGTACTCAAGCAAGCTACAGCTCGCGTTCGAGATACCGAGCGAGCGTATCACGGTAGACGGTGAGGACAAGCCTTGCTGGGTCATGCAGGATTATACGGCAAGCCTTAACAAAAAAGCAGGGCTTCGGACGCTTATCACATCATGGCTTGGGCGCGAGCTTACGGCGGACGAGGAAGAATGCTTTGACGTTTCGCAATTGCTCGGCAAACCGTGTATGCTATCGGTTACGGTAGCGGAAACCGACAGCGGCACATACAGTAACATTGCCGCCGTGATAGGTTTACCGGCAGGCATGGAAGCACCGAAGCCCGAAAGCGATCTGATACTGTTTGACTGGGACGGTTTTGACGAGGAAAAATTCAACGCTCTTCCGCCGTGGTTACAGACGAAAATCAAGAAATCGAGCGAATATCAAAAGCGATACGCAATTGACGAAAAGCTTGATTTTGACAACGAAGAAGAACGACAACCGGAGTTTTAGGAGAAGAAAATGGATTTTGTAAGTCTTGCAAGCTCATCAAAAGGCAATTGCTATATATTAAGCGACGGCACAACGCGCATCATGATTGAATGCGGTTTAAGCGAGCGCGAAATCAAAAAGAGACTGCACGCGGCGAATATATGCGCCTTATCCGACATATCGGCGGTGCTTATATCCCACGAACACAAAGACCATTCCAAATCGGCAAGTCAAATGCTTAACACGGGAATATCGGTTTACACGTCCGAGGGAACTGCCGATGCGTTGTGCGACAAGCGGTTTGACATCATTTCGGCACGTGAAGAGTTTTCGGTCGGCACGTTTGACATTTTGCCGTTTGAAACGTATCACAACGCCGCCGAACCGCTCGGTTTTCTAATCCGAAGCCGAAGCACGGGCGAAAGGTTTTTGTTTGCAATCGATACGGTTAATATGCCGTATATAGTCCCTAACCTTGATTATATCGCGATCGAATGCAACTACGTTGCTTCCGAGCTTGCAAGGCATACACAGATCGTCGAACGAGTTAAAAAGCACGTTGAGAATGCGCATTTTGAGCTTAGTATGGTAACCAAATACCTATCAAAGCTTGATTTGTCAGGCGTTCGGCAAATATGGCTTATGCACTTATCTGCCACGCACTCAAACGAGGCTGTTATATTACAAACTTTTCAAGAGCAATTTCCGCATATCAACATAGAGATATGTGCGGAATAAACAGGGGGACGAATATGGCAAGACCGCTTAAACAAGGACTTGACTATTTTCCGCTTGATACTGCTTTAGACACCAAATTCGACCTAATCGAAGCAGAATACGGACTGACAGGATTTGCTGTAGTCGTTAAGCTCTACCAGCATATATACGGTGAGCTTGGTTACTATTGTGAATGGACAAAGGAGGTTGCATTGCTGTTCTCGCGCAAAATCGGCGAGGGTTACAATGTCGTTTCTCAGATAGTGGAGGCTTCGGTTAAAAGAGATATTTTTGACAAAGAAATGTATGACAAATATCGCATCCTGACATCAAGAGGAATACAGGAACGATATTTCGAGGCGGTCAGTCGCCGCTTACAAAAAAATGTCAAAGCGGAGTATCTCTTAGTTAAGCTCGCCCAAAAACAGGGTTTTGCCGACAATAACGGAGTAAATGTTGACATTAACTCCGTAAATGATGACGGTAATCCCCAAAGTAAAGTAAATAAAAGTAAAGTATATTATCGCGGCAATGCCGCGGAAGATAATTACAATCACAGTGAATTGGAGCAGTTGTCAAGGGGACACAAATAAGGATTGATTATGTAACGGAGGAAAACACGATGAAAAGACGACTTGAAACGAAATATATCATAAGGCGGCTTATAGCTGTTATTGTTATTGTCGTGATTGCATTGCTGTTAATCGGTGCGACAATGGACGTTATACGACCGCTTACGGTTGTCAGCTATCAAGAGTATACCGTGCAGAGCGGTGATACATTGTGGACAATTGCACGGAATACATACGGCAATGGTGTTGACATCCGACCGAAAATCTACAAGCTTATGCGCGACAACGGCATAACGGACAGCGGCAAGCTTATACCGGGGCAGGTGCTGGTGGTAGAGGTGGAGCAATGACACACTATCAAAAGATACAAGGCATGGACGTTGACGAGCTTGCAGGGTTTTTGGATGACGTCACGGACGACTGCACAAACGCTTGTATCGGATGCAAGTATGTTTTTAAGGATTTTGCACGGCAGAAATGCAAAAAGAGCATAGCCGAATGGCTTGAAAGCGAGGTTGTAACATGGGACGAATGATACTGTATATCGCTTTGACCGCGGCGATTGCGGCGGTAATGCTTAGTATGACATGGAGGGATTGAAAAATGATAATAATAAGTATACTAAAAATAATATTGTTAGCGTTATTGTGCGTTTCGGATTTAGTGGTTGTTGCTTTGCTTGTAAAAATACTATTTACCGAAATATAGAATATGCTGAGAATAGTTATTGACATCTTAGGGGGATAACAACATGAGCGACAGCAAGGCACAGAAATCAATCAATGTACAAATCGGACACGGCGCGGACGGCAATAAATGCGCCGTCTTCCGCTGTCCGCGGTGTTACAGGCTACAGGCGGCATGGGTATTGCCGCACGATAAATGCGCTTATTGCGGTCAACAGCTTGACTGGAAAGGCAAAACTTAAAAGGAAAGAAGGGAAAAGAAAATGTTTGAGGAAAATGTTTGTAAAATCTGTGGGAAACCCGTGACAAAATACAACGATTTTTGCAGTCTCGAATGTGGATTGGAATTTGTGCGGTTGAGGAAGAACTGGCTTACAGGAGCGACAGAAGAAGAAAAACGAACACGTTTCAAAAAGGTATATAATTGCCCGGGTGGTTGTAAGAACTTTGAGGAATGTTTTAAAACTGATATGTGCGCGCTTGACAAAGAATATGAAGCCGTCGAAGCTGAGCTTAAAAGCGGCTGGAAGTGTATGTCAAGTAGCATAGAGTGCAGTACGAACGGTATAGAGCAGAGTTGTACATATCGCAACAACAACGGGTTTGGCTTGCTATGCTGGTGTACGAATGGACAGCTTGCGCGGGATAAAATAAGGTTGGGAGTTTGGAAAGACGGTGAAAAATACCGGAATGAGAAATCTCGAGATGAAATGAACTATATCTTGAAAGAAGCTTTAAATAATCCGATGTGCAAATGGGATATAGAAAAAAATAAAGGGGACAAATAACATGGCAATATATGCAAGCGATGAAGCGATGCGCGGAATAAAGCGCGGCGAAATTTATTTTATCATGCCGGCGGCAACACCGAACGTGGGAGCGGAAATACAAAGCGGCAGACCGGCTGTAATCGTAAGCAATGACCGCAACAACAAGCACTCGCAATTTGTGGACGTTGTATATCTCACAACACAACCAAAGCAACCTATGGCGACACATGTATCTATCAATGCTACAGGCAGACCGTCAACGGCATTGTGTGAGCAGGTGCATACGGTGGACAAAAGCCGCATTGAAAATCAATTCGGGACGTGTAACGAGGCGGAAATAGAAGCGATAAATCATGCGTTAATGGTATCGCTCGGATTAAAAGACGATGACAAAGAGCCGCCGAAAGACGACATTGACACATTGACGGTGCAGATTGAGCGCGACATATACAAGCAACTATATCAGGATTTACTAAAGCAAAGGTAACCAACATTTTTGTTACGAGCATATATTTATAGTCGGCACATCCGAACGTAACAATCATATATGCGCCCTCTTCCCCGTTTTGTCGGGCAAGGATTAGCTATACAATTCAATCTATAAACATAAAAACACATATCCTATACAATTAAGAGGCGGTAACTACCGAGGGCGCGGTTGCCGCTGTTATTGTATCCAACGACAGAAAGGAGCAATCACATGGCTAAAACACCAAAACAAAAGCCGCCGCTGTCACAGGCAGATGCGGAAGCACTTACCAAAAAGCTCAGGGGCAATACCACTATGAGGCAAAGACCGGACAGCACGGTTCAAACGGCACCGGGTGATAACACCAGATTTATCAACCACAGTTTAGAAATATACTCTCTCCCGAAAATTGACTTGTACAGTCCCGAACAGGTAGAACAACGCTCACGCGAATATATCCAAATATGCGCGAAAAACGACATGAAGCCGTCTATTGCAGGTTATGCTCTGGCTTTAGGTTGTGAACGTACTTACCTATGGGATATGCGCAAAGGCAAGACAGGTAAACCGCGCGAAGTGTTGGACACCCTAAAAAAAACGTGCGCTTTCATCAATGCCCAAATGGAAGATTTTATGCAGAATGGCAAAATCAATCCGGTCAGCGGAATTTTCTTGATGAAGAACAACATGGGCTATACAGACCAACAAGAAGTAGTACTCACGCCGAATAATCCGCTCGGGGAGAAAACAAGCGAACGGCAATTGCGCGATAAATACAACGAGAATATTATCATTGACGATACAGACGGCGCAGAAAGCGCAGAAAGCGGTATAGACGACGCGGAAGATGTTTAGACGGCAAAGTAATCGCCTAACGGATAAAAGGGCGCAGAAAGGGCATATAACGCCGCAGAAAGACAATGCCGAACGGAAGAAGCAGAACGAAGCGGCAGAACGGGAACACGGAGCGGAAAGGCAGAACGAAGCAGAACGGCGGCAAGCCGCCGAACCTATAGGCAAGGAAGCGCAGAACCCACGGCGGCGCGACAGTCGGCAAGGGCGCAACGGTTGACCGCTCCGACTCTTTCCCCGTTCTTCCCTCTGCTAAAGGCGGAAAGCGGCATACAAGGCATTTTATCCGCTCAGCCATGAAAGTATATACCCAGAAATTACAATCGCTTTTAGGCGTGTTTTGGCGTGAATTAAAGGCATATGCAAAAGATGGATGAAAAGCAGGCATGAAAAAAGCACCCTTTGAAAGAGTGCTTTTTGTTTTGCGGCGGTCAACGGATGTAGAACAGCCGCCGGATGCGGTTAATGAGCTTGTTATAACGCCGCTCCTCTTGCCGCCACCAATCTATTTGCTGTTTGATGTAGTCGGGGCGGACTAATGGTATAGGTATCTGGAGCGGCTCGGGCATGGACGGCGTGAGATATACGCCGTAGCCGTACATCGGCAATGATAATGCGCTGTCATCGCCTATCAGCATTTTGCTCTCGATTTTATCGCGACAACGCAGAGCGACAGAAGATGGCATGTTAACTTTGATAGGAGCGGTGATGATTTTTCGGCTCGGATTCTGCGTTGCCGCTATGATGTGCATTCTTGCCGCTCGTCCGAGTTGTGCCAACCTTGCAAGCATCGGCTCAATTTGCTTTTTGTTGGTTGTCATCAAATCCGCCAGCTCGTCAATGATGATATATAGTTGTGTGTGCGGTGCTTCCGTCAATCCCAGTTCGGCGGCGCGTTTGTACCGGTCATCCATAACTTTTAAGCAATATTGCAATAATGATACGATTTCGCCCGGCTCGGAAGCGTAACCCACAACATGTGGTAAATCCTTATACTTCCGCAATTCCACGCGCTTCGGGTCAATCAATACAAGCTGGATTTCGTCCGGGCGAAAATGCAATAGATTTGATATAATGCCGTTGATAAGTACGCTTTTGCCGCTACCGGTTGTACCGCCGATTAACAAGTGAGTTTGACGGCGTATGTCCGTAAAGTTAAAATTGATGTTGTACAGGGGACAACGCGCCCATTCTTCGGGCGCGGTTGTCATTTTTTGGTTTTTGGTTTTCGGCATGGTTATACACTCCTTTTAATATACATTGTTTATTTCTGTCAAGATATTTTTCGTGGTCCGAAAAAGCTTGTTGCGGTCAAGCCTTTTGCCGCGCAAAATGTCATTCTGCACGCTTTTGACTGCTTCTTTTATTTCGTAAAAAGCATCGCAATAACCGTCAAGCGTTCGCTCATACGATAACATTTCATCTTTTATTGCGGCGTGTTCAGCTTCAAAATCTGTTTTTTCATCGCGCATACAGTCGCGGAAATATAACACCGCTTCAAATCCTAATGTATCAAATAGAAAATCTTCAAAATTTTTAGAGTCATAATATACTGTCTGATATTGCATTCCGTTACTTAATGTCATTGTTTTTTTCTTCCTTTCTTCTTGACATCCGCGCCCATTCGTGCTATGATACAGACAGAGCGCGGAAAAATATTTTTTGCTTGATAATCCCTTTAAATTTCTACTAATGTAGATTATATAGCGTGGATAAGATATTTTTTTTCGCGTTTGGGTAGAATTCGGCGGCAAAGTGTGGTAGTGTACCTTTGCCGCCACTTTTTTATTTTTTGCTTTTGATGATCTGGATAATACAACCGTAGTCGCCGGCGCGGTAAACATTGATGATGTCGTCCCAACCGCAAGTTTTAAACATCAGTTCTTCGTCGTCATAGATGTTGAGCCACGTTCTAAAGCTTGCCACTTTCAAGTAGTGCGCGCCGATTTCGGCATCCTCATCAACAATATAAGCATAGTATGTACTGTCAACGCCGAAGTGCAACATTTTCGCTGTTACGTCTTTATATTCTTCGGTTTCGTCATATTCCGGACCGCACATGATTAGTGATGCAATATCGCTCATGCCAATACATTCTCTTTTGTATTCGTAGTATTTTTTCATTTTCTTTATTCCCCTTTCAATCGTCCATTGCATCGCAGGTCATAAACCACGGGCATTTATAGCAACCTTCTTCGATATGGTCTTCGCCCAACAAATCGTCAAGACTGATTTCCAGGCTTTCAAACGGTACTTCAACACCATCAACCAATACGCTATCAACCTCGCCTTCGTGCAACACTAACCACATTTTACGTGCTTCAAAGTACAACGGTTTGCACCATCCAAGATTCTCATTGTTTTCAATCATGTTTCTTCTTGTTTCGTTTAATTCTTTCATTTTCTTTTCCTACCTTTCATATTCGCTTTCGGCTTGCTTCCGCTTGCCTCTCTCTTGATTACAATTACATTATAACACTCATTGAGTATTTTGTCAATAGTTTTTTTAAAATTTTTTATAAATTTTTTTGAAATATTTAAAGTCTATTTTTAATGTTTTAGGGCGATTTTTGGTGTGATATGCGTTTGCAAATAGAGTATACTCTAATGGTAAGGGTTGTTGAGGGCATGCACATCGGCGGCGGTGATTTGGTATTTCTCCGGCTTTTCTTCGTGTTCCGTGCCACGCGGTAGTACCCCGGGGGATGTGAGTAGCCGCACCCGGAGCCGGTAAGCCCCGTAACCACCGCCAAAAATAAAAAAGGCGATTTATTTACAGTATCAATAGTTCAATAATAAAAATAGTTTTAAAAATATTCAAATATCCTATTGACAAAAGCAAAAGAATGTGGTAGTATATAATCACAAACAAAAACAAAAAAAAAGGAGATGTTCGGACAATGGCAGATAACAGTATGGTTTTCGGATATGCGAGGGTATCGTCAAAAGACCAAAACGAAGCACGGCAAATTCAGCAGTTGACGGAAGCAGGAGTAGATGAGCGGCATATCTTTATCGACAAAGAGAGTGGGCGCGATTATCAAAGAGAACAGTATCAAGCTATGATGACTATGTTACGCGAGGGTGATGTTATATTTGTTACAAGCCTTGACCGCTTGGGACGTAACTATGCGGAAACATTGAAACAATGGACTATGATAACGAAAGAGAAGAAAGCGGACATTGTGGTAATGGATATGCCTATACTGGATACAAGGAAGCAAAAAGACCTAACGGGTACTCTGATAAGCGATATTGTATTGCAACTTTTAAGTTATGTAGCACAACGAGAGCGCGAATATATACGGCGGAGACAGCAAGAGGGTATAGAGCTTGCGAAGCAACGCGGCGTATATAAAGGTCGTAAGCCTATACCGATTGATAAAGCGCAATTTGAAGAGTTGTATGCACAGGTTGTGAGCAAAGAAAGAACAAATAAATGGGTCATGAAACAGCTCGGTTTAAATCAAGGCACATACAGTCATATATTAAAACAATACAAAACTAAAACGGGACGGTGGGCGCCGGAAAAAGAAGATGAACAACCGCTACAGGAAAAAGCGAAATAAATATAAAAATAATTGCAAAATTTCTTGCAAAACACTTGCATTTTGACGGCTATTATGGTATAATATAATTGAATAAAAATATATATGCGGCTCTTGCAAAAGGGCAAGAGTAACAGTCAATCGGGACTAACTGCGGCTATAAGCTGTCGCGGTCAGTCCCTTTTTGTTTATCTGAAAATACAAAAGGGAGAGTAAAAAGGGACGGAATGAAAACGCTGATTGCAAAAATTCGCGCTGAAATAAAAAAGAACCCGAACCGATACGAACCCTACGAGGATTTATTTTCGGCAATAAGGGACATTGAAAAAACGGATTTCGGCTTTGCGCACGAACAAAATGCACAATTGCGAGTAATGGCGGCAAAAGCGGTAAAGGCTTATGACGAATACGAAAAGTTTTACGAACTATACAAGCGCACACTATTGTTTGACGCGCCGTATAAGCTTGACTGCTATATGTTGTATCTGGAGATTAACCGCAAACCGCATGAGCGTTTTTATCAGCCACGCAGAAAAGTGCTGAAAAAATCGGTGGATGCGTTGCAAAAGCTTGCTGATGATGAGCTTGACGAACTTTTTCTGTCGCAACCGCCGCGTACAGGCAAAACAACGTTGTTGATGTTCTTTGTAACATGGCTTATAGGGCGTAACAGCGAAGCTTCCAACCTTTATTCGGCGTATTCGGATACCATTACGGGTGCATTCTACAGCGGCGTTTTGGAGATAATAAACGACCCGGTCACCTATACATGGCATGACGTGTTCCCTAACTCAAAAATCGTACAAACAAACGCGAAAGAGGAAACGGTAAACATTGACCGCAAAAAGCGTTACCCCTCTCTTACCTGTCGTTCGTTGTACGGCACATTGAACGGCGCATGCGACTGTAACGGCGTTGAGATTTCGGATGACCTTATAGGCGGTATCGAAGAAGCATTAAACAAAGACCGACTTATTGCGGCATGGAGCAAGGTTGACAACAACCTTTTGCCACGTGCAAAGGAAAAAGCAAAAATACTTTGGTGCGGTACGCGTTGGTCGATGATTGACCCGGCAGGTATCAGAATGGACTTGCTTTTGAATGATGAACGATTTAAAAGCCGCCGTTTTGAGATTATCAATCTACCGGCACTTGATGATAATGACGAAAGTAATTTCGAGTATGATTACGGTGTAGGCTTCAGTAGCGAATATTACAAACAACGCCGCGCTTCATTTGAGCGAAATAATGACATGGCTTCGTGGACGGCTCAATATATGGGCGAACCTATAGAGCGGCAAGGTACATTGTTTGAACCGAGCGATTTCAGGTATTATAACGGCACTCTTCCCGAAAACGAACCGGACCGTATATTTATGGCGATTGACCCATCATTCGGCGGCGGCGATTTTACAGCCGGTCCCGTATGTTATCAATACGGCGATGATATATATGTGCATGATGTTGTATACGATAACGGCGATAAGCGCATAACTCAGCCGCTTATAACGAACGCCGTTATCAAAAACAAAGTGCAAGCCTTGCAGATAGAAGCAACAAAAGCAACCGAAACGTACAAAGACGGCATAGACGAACGATTGCGTGCAGACGGCTACAGGCTTAATTTGACAACAAAAGCCGCGCCTAACGATAAAGCAAAATCGCAGAGGATATTCGATAAGGCACCCGACATTCGCGAACGCATGATTTTTCGCGAGGACGGGAAACGAAACAAGGCTTACAGCCTTTTCATGCAGAATGTCTTTTCATTTAAGGCTTTTGCGAAAAATAAAAACGATGATGCGCCCGACAGTCTGGTAATGGCTATTAACATGGTTATAAACCCTTACGGCAGATACGAGATTTTCGACAGGAAGTTTTAGCGGCATATGCAGTATATGTTGCAAAAACACTCAAAATATGGTATAATAGAGGTGATAAATATGCCGCACGGCAGACGAATTATATATACCGATTACGGCGTTGTTAATGCAAACAATGTTATTGACGTGTTGCATGACGCGCTTATTGTACATACGTATAACAGAAGTGAGATTTCGTATTTGTATAACTACTATAGGGGCGTACAGCCGATATTGCACCGAAAAAAAGAAGTCCGTCCCGAGATAAACAACAAAATTGTTGAAAACCGCGCAAATGAAATTGTATCGTTTAAGGTCGGCTATTTGATAGGCGAACCGATACAATATATCAATCGCGGCGAAAACGAAAGCGCGGCAGATGATATACGGCTTTTAAATGAGTATGTTTTTGCCGAGGATAAAGAAGTAAAAGACAAAGAGCTTGCAGAGTGGTTTACTATTTGCGGCACGGCTTACAGAATGGTTCTACCCGATAACGCGAAAGAGGTTGACGAAGCACCGTTTGAGATTTATACGCTTGACCCGAGGAATACTTTTGTCGTATACCACAGCGGACTGGGACATAAGCCGGTAATGGCTTGCACGTATGTATACCAAAAAGACGGCACAACAATTTACAGCGTATATACCGAAAAAGAATATTTTGAAATACGCAATGGGACGGTAACACAAGTAACACCACACAGCTTAGGGAAAATCCCTATAGTCGAATACCCTGCAAATATGTCAAGACTGGGTGCGTTTGAAATTGTTTTGCCGTTGTTGGATGCTATTAACAAAATTGCTTCAAACCGCATTGACGGCGTGGAACAGTTTATTCAGGCATTGCTTATGTTCAAGGGCGTTGATATATCGGCGGAAGATTTCGATACCCTACATGATAAAGGCGGTATCAAAGTACCTATAGACGGCGATGTAAAATATCTTATACAAGAGCTTAACCAAACGCAAACACAAACACTTGTAGACAGTATGTATCAAACTGTATTGACA